CACTAAGGCTAGATCGCCATATTTGGTATTATCCTTTACAATTTTAATTTCGGTAGCCGTATCTGTTGCATCTTCATACACTTCGAAACGGAAACAAATAGCAGCCGTTCTAGCCGCTTCATCCACTTGTATTGGAGTTCCACCCGGAACTAAACATACAGCAGAAGGGGTGTTGGATAAAGAAAAACCACCTTGATGTTTCTGTAAATCCTCTGGATTTTGCCATATAGGAATATCTCCAGCGATTGTGGTTTTTGCAGTAAGGCCAACTCCATTAAATGTTTGATATTCTTTTAATGTTGCCATTTTTTTATTAATTTAAATTTTTAAGCTCTTCGGCTCTGGCTTCGTTTTCTGCTTTTTTCTTAGCGAATAAATCAGAAATCTCTTCATCACCGATTCCTCCACCTACGGAGGCGTTTGGATCACCTGCTCCTGTATTTAATACAGAAGATAGGTCATTGTATTCATTGACACCTCTCTCGGCAATAGATTCTGGAGTATCAGCTTCGGCATAATTAACTGTTGCTAAAGATAGCGCTTTGTCGCACAACTTTTCATCTACGCCCTTTTCCAACATAATAGCTCTAGCTTTTTCCAAATTCGCTTGCTTTAAAGCGGCTTTATCTGCTGTAGTTAATTTATTTTGAAGTTGATCAACAACCCCTTTTAGTGCTTTTAACTCAGCATCATCTCCATCAGCTCCCCCGTCAGGGTTAGGTTTTGGATTAACTTTCTTTTCAAGCTCTACTTTTAATTCTTCAATTTTTTTTTCAAGCTCGGTTTTCTTGACCGTAGAATCTGTTCTTACTCTATCAGCTTCAACTTGCACTGCTTTTATCAATGCTTCAGCTTCCAATACTTTCGCCTCTATCTGCGACTCTTCGGTAATGGTTTTTAAGTAGAACTCAGCAACCCCATCAAAAGCCTTATCACTTAACCCTAAATTCTTGTATTTAGTTTTTAGTGCGTTCAAAAATTTCTCTTTCATATTTCCTTATAAATTTTATTTATATTAAGCAAAATTAGATAAATTTTATCTATAAGCAAAATTTTTACTAATTTTGCTTCATGGTTGAAACCGAAGTGGAAAAGAAAGTTGAAGTTATTAGACCTCAAGAGGGATTTCAGGAAGCATTCCTTTCTAGTCCAGCAGATATCACGTTAGGAGGTGGCGCTGCTGGGGTAGGAAAGAGTACTGCGCTTACGCTGGAGTCTCTTTACGATATACATCTGCCTAATTTTAGAGCTATATATTTTAGAAGAAAGCTTGTGGAATTAGGGCCATTATTAGTTGAAGCCGAAAAAAGATACTCTAAAGTTGTACCAACTCCTAGTTTTTCTGAGTCTAAATTAAGATATGATTTTCCATCTGGAGCTACGATTAACTTTGGTCACTTGCAGTACGAGAAAGACGTAAAAAGTCATCAAGGTCAAGAATATGCTCTCATCTGTTTTGATGAATTAACTCATTTTAGTTTCTCACAATTTCTATATCTACTATCACGTAATAGATCAACATCTGGCGCTCAATCAAGAATAAGAGCTACCACTAACCCAGAGCCGGATAGTTGGGTCGCTAAACTTATTGACTGGTGGATTGGAGAGGATGGCTTCCCTATTAAGGAAAGAGCTGGAAAATTAAGGTATTTTATAGCTAATGGAGATAAAATATCTGACTTTATTTGGGGAGACTCTAAGCAGGATGTTTACAATAAAGGAGAACATGTTTTACATAATCTGGTTTCTAAAGCTGAAGGCACTATAAACCCATACGATTTTATAAAATCAATAACATTTATTCCGGGAACCATATATGAAAACAAGGTTCTTTTAAAAACTGACCCCGGATATTTAGGGAGTTTAGCTGCTCAGTCGGAGGCCGACAGATCCGCACTGCTTGAAGGAAATTGGAAAATAAAAACAGGAGGAGACGCTCTTGTATCGTATGATGCGATGGAAGATATGTTTAACCGATATCCTCAAACTAATGGTAGGAGATGTATATCTAGTGATGTGGCTGGTAAAGGATCAGATAGAATGGTGGTTAAGGTTTATGACGGATTTCATTTGATAGATTTAGTCGTGGTTCCCAGAAGCAACGGCAAGCAAATTGTTGAAGCTATATTGGGAATGATGAGAAAACATCACGTTTCAGCTAGTAATGTTGTATTTGACGCCAACGGTGTTGGTTCTCATATTGACGGATATATACCAAATTCAATGGAGTATAAATCGCAAGCTCCACCGTTATTTGGAGAATATTATTACAACCTAAAGTCTCAATGTAGTTTTAGGTGGGCTGATAGGATGAATGGAACCTTAATAAATGACGACTCTAATTTGACATATTCTATTGATAGAAGATTAGCTGACAAGATAATTGATGGAAAAACATTATATGAGCATTATCAGTTAGAAAGAAAGGCTATTGTTGAAGATCCTATAAGTGTTGACGGTAAACCTCGTATAATTAAGAAGTCAGAGATGATAGCTAAAATAGGACATTCTCCTGACTTTATAGAAACAGACATAATGTTAGAATTACTATATTTGAACACTCAAAATAATTCAATACCTCTAATTTGGTAAGATATGACACCTAAACAGATCGTAAAAAAAGAGCCTTTTAAAAGAATACTACCTTACGCCCAACAGTTGGGTATCGTAGATCAAGGCGAAAAAACAGAAGTAACATTGCCAAATAATTCTTGGGAGGTGATTGATCAAGAAAAGTTTATGGCAGAGTATTATCCTAGTGGACATGCCATAAATCTACGCCCAAATAAAAGGGTTACAGATAAGGATGGTAATCTTATAAAAAATCAACCCGTAGCTAAAATTGCAGTACCATTGCAAAAAGTTATAGCCACTAAGCAAAAGATTCATTTAGCTACAAATGATCTAGATTTTGTTTTAACAGAACAGGATAGAACCGAAGATAAAGAGAATAAGTTTGTTGAATTCAAACAAGCTTGGAAGGATAAAAATATGCACGTAGCATTATCCAAATCTATCGGAAGTTGGTTGGAAACTGCCGAAACAGCTCTTTATTTTTATAGGTCAAATGGTGTTTTAAAATGGAAGGATTTTGGATTTAAAAATGGAGATATTTTACTTCCTCACTTTGATTCTTTAGGAAATTTAGAAGTTTTTGGCAGGATGTATTCTGGATTAGATAAAGGCGGAAAGACTATGACTCTCCTAGATGTTATAGATAAATCTACCATTTCTACGTATAGTCAAAGAGGTAGATTGGGGTCGTTTTTTACTATGTCAGATTGGAAGCAAATAAAAAAGCCAGTTGTTCATGGATTTTCCGAAATTCCTATATGTTATAAAAGAAGCAATGATGTTTGTTGGGGAGAGGTTCAGCCTTTGATAGATTCTTACGAAGAGGCTATTTCAAATATGGCTGAAAACAATAGATACTATGCAAATGCCATATTGTTTATAAGAGGTTCAGTAAGTACCGTTCCGGGCCGAGATGATGCGGGTAAAATGCTTCAAGCAACTGGGCAGGATTCGGATGCTAAATTTTTAGCGACTCCAGAATCTAATGAAGCTCAAACTAGCGAGTTAAAAATACTGCTGGAGCAAATTTTTATGGGTAGCTTTACTGTCTCCGTTTCTCCAGATACGGTTAAGTCTAGTGGGGATCTACCGGGTATAACAGTCAAACTTTTATTCTCACCAGCAACCGAAAAAGCATTAGACTCTGCAAAAGAATTAGATGAATTTGTAGATAAAGCTGTATCTTTGTTCAAAGAAGGGTTATCTAAAGAGAAGGGTAAGACCATTGGAGGTGTTGCTGATCTTAAGGTTAGGGGTTCTATCTCTATATATGTTCCTAAGAATGACGAAGAGATTGTTAGAATGCTTAATGATTCTGTTTTTGCTAAAACAATATCAAGAGAAACTGGAGCTGAAAAGAATCCAATGGCTGTGAATGGAGAGTTTTCGAGAGTTAAATCAGAGGTGGCCGAAGAAAATGCTGGCAGCCTTGAAATAGAATAATAATTTAAAATTTAATTAGTAAAGTTATGAAAAATCAAGATTTTTTAGAAAATGCTTTAGTTGCTGCTGGAGTAAAAAAATTACCTAAAAAAATTGCAAACGATGTGGCTTACGATGGTATGGCTATCATTAAGATTAAAAAAATCGGAGGTAAGGAATATTATGGTCTCGGAACTTGGAATAAGGATGCGAAACGTAGCAATGTAGCTATGGATTTTGACACCAAGCCAGAAGATTGCGTTGTTGAGACTTATCCTGTAGGTAAAGCGTCAAAGAAAGAATCTCCAGAAGAGATGGAGAAAAGAATTGAAGCTGAAATTAAAGCTAAAATGAAGCTTAAAGAGCTAGATATTGAGTTCAATGATGGAGCAAAACTTCCAGAGCTTACTGAACTTTTAAGCTCTCATCAAGCTGAATTAGATAAAATTCAAGCTGAGAAAGATGAACAGGAACTTGCTGAATTAAAAGAATGGCATTTGAATCGAGGCTATGCTGAAGGACATGTTTCAAAACTAAATCTTGATGCAGCGAAAGCTAGTAAGGATAAGCTTTTAAGTATAGAAGCTGAAATTAAAGAATTAGGAGGCGAGCCTGTTAATGGTAAGAAAGCAGAGCTTGATGCTCAGTTGAAAGATTTGAAAAAATAATATACCATTTGAGTTAAATTTAAAAAGACTGCATTTTATGTGGTCTTTTTTTTTGTTTATAAATTTAAAGTGTTTATATTTGTAGGGAATTAAAATATGTGATTATGGAGTCTAAACATTATAAGTTCGGGAGAGATAATGAAGATTTGTTTATTAAAAGAATAGTGCAAGATATTTTTGCTCCAGAACTGAGAGACTTGTTAAGGCTTTCTGCATACATGGAGCTTGTATCATTCGACAAAAACAGAATAAAGTTAAATAAAATTGAACTTTTTAATTTAAACTAGAATATGGAATCAAATAAAGTAGAAAAGATAGCCCGGTTAGCAAAAGAAAAGGATGAATTAAATGAGCTTATTGAATGGCATTCTGATAAGGTTTTTGTTTTTGCAGATATTAAAATAGAAATGTCCAGTCCAATGCACAGCCAGTTGTTAGGTGTGTTTCAAAACAGGTTAAAATATGTTGAATCAGAATTGGAGGCAGAGTAATGGAGCCAACTTCTCAACAAGCTAAAGTAATACAGTCAGAAGCAGATATCGTTTTGATTGCAGGTGGTAGATCTGCTGGTAAAAAGTGGTCTGCATTGGCGGCTCTTTGGTTAAATTACAAAAACTATAACATGTCTGCTGTGTTTTCAAAAGGAGGTATTAAATCTATCAAAAACAGATTTTTAGATTTTTACCCAGAATCAGTTGTTGATAAATACAAGATAGACTTTGTAAATTTATTTCAAACACCCATATATAATTTTGCTGGGAAAGAATACGGCGTTGAAGTATTTATTGATTTGCATGACTTTTCTAAAAATGAATTTCTTTATCTGCAATCGAGGAATAGATCTAATCCTAATTTTAAAGAAAAAACTTACGCTACCATATTCCCTCCTCACGCTCCGTTTTGGTTAAAAGAATTTTGCCAATTTTGGATAAATACTTTTAATGATGGGGTTTTAGGATATTTTATTATCGTAGAGGGTGGAGATATTATTTGGGGAAATTCAGTAGGTGATGTCGTTTCTAAAATTCCAGCAAGACTTAGACTTCAAAAAGAAAAAATGATGCCCGATTTAGATTGGAATTACTTTGTTAAATCCGTAACTATGATAACATTATGACCCCAATAGAATTATTCACCAAAGAATTCATGGAAGCTATCGAAAGAGAAGCTGTCCTGTCCGAAAAAGAAATTGAAAAGAAATTTGAAGATGTTTTTAAGGTTTTAGTAGCCTTGTATTTGGTTGGGCCGAAAAGCAATGGATACAACTTTAGATTTCCAAAATCAGTAAATCAAATTTTTGAAGAGCTTCGTAGAGATGTTAGAGCAATATTTGACAAAAGGGTTGAAAAATCAATACTGCTATCTAAAACAAAAAACGAAAAGATTCTAAATAGACCCGTAAAAACTCCTCGTTTAACTGGATGGCTGGATCGTAAGATACAAGATCGAACATTAAACCAACGTATTTTAAGGATGACTAACGCCTTTAAAATGGAAGTTGAGTCTAGGATAGCAATCGGTATCGCAAATGGCGAAAAAGAAGCTACTATCATACGTAGCGTGGAGAAATTCCTACTTGAACCGTATTCTTTTTTAAAGCCTGATGTTAGATCGGATTACAAGGCAAGGAGATTGGCTGTAAAATATTCACCCAAAACGGGTACTTACAAGTCAGCTTATGCTAATGCAAAACGCTTAGTAAGGTCTGAGATTTTTGAGGCTTATCGTAGAGCTGACCACTTGATATGGAAGAATTCCGATCAGGTGGTAGGAGTTTTAGTTTACTTAAACCCATTACACCCAATGGTAGATTCTTGTGATTTTCTAGTTGGTAGGTATCCGAAGGGATTCTTTTTTACTGGGTTTCATCCTGCCTGTATCTGTTTATCTCGCCCACTCGTAAGAGGAGAAGTTATAAAATCAATTCCAGATCCGGCTAAAGAATATATGTCGCAAGAAAAGACTCAGAAATGGTATGGAAAATTACCTTTTATAAATCAAAATAAAAAATATTGGGAAATATGAAAAACAAAAAGAAAGCTAAGGATTTGGTTCTTAGAGCTATGCAAAGTGCAGATTCGGCTGTTAGGGATTTGCAGGATAATCAAACCATTACTGGTTATTATGGTTTTACCAACTACGATATTTCTAATTACGTCTCTTTTATTGAGTCGGAACTAAATATCGAAATAACAGAAGAAGATGTTAAAAATAAAATGTCAACTACAGTTGGCGAGTCTATAAACTTCCTTATGGAATTAACTTTAGAAAATGA